GTGGGAACCCAGGTTCCCCTATGACCCCTCCTTTTTACATTTTTACATTTGTTTTTTCATGGGAACCCAGGTTCCCCTATTACCCCTCCTTTTAATGGTGGAACTGGGTTCTCCTATAACTCCCTCCTTTTTACATTTTTCATTTATTTTAATTTGATATCAATCATATTAAAGTTATTTGGTATTTTTGTTATTCTCTGACTTTTTTTAATTTCATTTATTTTATCATTTATTTTGTTACAAATATTTCCGATTTTTTGTGCTTTGCGCATCTTTTTTTCTTGTACAGCTTCTTCATGTATTATTTTAGTATCAACATGTTGTCCATTTTTTATTTTATAAAAAATATCTCTTCTTTTGTAACAACACGAATTACAAATGCAACCATGATCTAAATAATGAGCTCTTTGTATATTATTATAATATTGATTTTCATTTGATATAGAATTATAAAAATTATATTTTTTAAAAGAAAATGGCTCAAATTGTTCATGAATAATTTTTGAATTCCATTTATTTATATAATTTTGTATTTCATGTTCTGAGTTATAATAATTAAAATATTTACAATGTTTAACTGTTTCTAATAAATTATATGGTATTTGATATTGTTGAACAAATTTTTTATAAATTTCACCAATACCTTTATTTTCTGTTTGATAATCTTTAACAATAACAATATCATTAAGCAAAATTTTTGTTAAAATTTTACTCCATTCATTAGAATCACATAAACGTAATTTAATATATTTTACATTATTCTTTTCTACCAATAAATATTTACTTTCAAAATCAAATTTTTCGGGTAAAGGAATATCATATTTATCAAAAAAATAATCACCGCTCCCTATGAATGGAAACAAAGAATTAAAACGTTTTATCAAAATTTCCAATTTATAATTTACTATATTCGCATCGGTTGTATTAAAATGATAACAAGTTAACAATTCAAAATATTCTGATATCTTTCTCTCTATTGGAGTTCTATAGACGTCAATAACAAAGACATTTTTACCAATGGAAGAATTATAATTAATCAATTCATTAACTGTAATATTGTTTTCATTTTTAATACCAGTTACAACACTTAACATAGTTTCATCATGTATATGAAGTACAGTTACTTTTCTTGCACATGATATCCGTAAGGAAGTCACTAACGTAGTTGAACCTACTTTTGGTGGAGTATAAATAAAAACAATTGTATTTTTATTTTTCATCAATTCGTTACTAAATATAGTATTATTAAAATCTTCAATTACTTTTAATCTATCAATACTCATTTAATTATAATTTATTTAATATATTATTATTATTTAAAAGTTTTTCTTTATTATCAATTATTTATGGATGCAATTATTAACTTTTCTATAAAAAAAAATACACGTAAAAATAAATTTTTTTGTTTTAATAATGAGGAAAAAATCAAACTCTTTTATAATAAAACAAAATGTAATACTATTATAATAACTAACGATTTGCAAACTAAGAACTCTACAAATATATTAAAACCTGAATTGTTTGTTGTTATGATGAGAGAACCAAACAAATATAAAAATTTTGTACAAAAGTATAAAAATATTTTACTTAATAAAAATACAAATATTGTATTATTCCCTAATAGATATGATAATATTTATTATACATTAAAAATTTTTAATTACATTTTTGGAATAATACCCAAAAATGAAATGATATGTAAAAGGTTGTGGATTACAAAAATGAAAAATAACTACGGTTGCGAAGTGTATTTTGATTATCAACTAGAAAATTATTTCAACGAAGAAAAAGTATTTGAAAATAATCATTCTACTTTATATAAATTCACTCTTATATAACATATAACAATTATATGTATTTACCTTCTAGATCTTGAATGTTTTCTAGTACGACGCATTTTCCTTGTTTTCCTTGTTTTTCTTGTTTTTCTTGTTTTTCTTGTTCTATGTTTACGTCTACGAGAACCACCATGTAAATCCATTGCATCCTTTTCATCATCCAAATTATCGTAATCATCCTCATTTGCAAACTCATCATCGCCACCACCTTTTTTACATAAAGCGCATTTACAGCCTTTTTTATGACGATAACCTCGTCCGCCTTTTTTACATAAAGCGCATTTACATCCTCTCTTGTGATGATAACCGCGGCCACCCATTTGTCCGGGTGTTGCCATTGGAGCAGATTGATAATCTGCTGGTGTTGAGAAATTGTTCATTTATTATATATATTAAATATATAATAAAAATCAAATATTTTTGTTTTCACTAAATATATTGTTTATATGTTTCTATATTTTTCCACGGGGTGGTCTTCCGCGTCCTCTGCCTGAATTTACTACACCACTTGCTCTTCCAGGAGGTTTAACCATCAACCATTTACTCTCTAAATCTTCTGCTTGTGTTGGATTCATAACTTCATTACGAACTCTTTGCTGTCTAGGAAGTTTCACTGGTTCTGAGATTTCTTCATCATTTGAACCGTTTGTTGTGCTTCTGTAATTATTTTTTGCAATCTTAAATTCATTTCTTGTCTCACACATTAATTTACCTCCTTTAATTCCACCAACATCTGCTGCTTGACATTCATGACTACTATTTTCAACACGAATTAAATTGAATTCAATATATTCTCCTTGTACTAAATATTTATATTGTTGATTTGTAACATTAATAGCACTGTGGTGAACAAAAATATCCGATCCAGATTTTTCACCATCTGTAACTGTAACAAAACCATAACCAGTCTTATTGTTAAACCACTTAACACGTCCAATTAAACGATCAGCAACAGTCTTTGTTTCTGGTGAAGATGTAACATCACAATTAGATGACATATTTATACTATATAACAAATAGGTAGCTTTAAATTATTTTATTATAATTTATATATTTTTCAAAATCATTATCACTAATTAATTTTAATTTACGATTTGCTTCTCTCAATGATAAATTGTTATCATATGCGTAATGTGCTAATTCTGTTGCTTTGTCGTACCCAATATATGGATTTAAAAATGTTGCCAATGACAAAGAATTATCCACATAATATTTTATTTTATTTTCATTGATTTTAATACCCATTATACAAAATTTAGTAAAATTCAAACAAATATCAGATAGCAAATTAATTGACTGATCTATGTTATAAATCATAACTGGATTGTACACATTCATTTCAAAATTACCTTGACTATTTGCAATTGTAATTGACAAATTATTTGCAATTACTTGAACAGCAACCATTGTTGCAGCTTCACATTGTGTAGGATTCACTTTTCCCGCCATTATTGATGATCCTGGTTCGTTCTGAGGCAAAATTAATTCATTTAAACCTGTTTTGGGTCCTGAACCAAGCCATCTTATATCATTTGCTATTTTCATAATATTTGTTGCAAGAACTTTAAAAGAATCGCTCATTTCTAATACTGCATTATGACTTGATAATTCAGCAAATTTATTAGGCGCTGTTATAAAAGGTACTTTGGTCTCTCTGGCTATTTCTTTTGCTATCATACTACCAAATTTTTTATGACTATTTATTCCATTTCCTACAGCGGTTCCACCAGCAGCCAATTTATAAATATTTTTTAAACTTTTTTTTATTTCATTTAATGAATCCTCTAACAAAGCAATATATCCCGAAAATTCTTGACCAAAAGTTAAAGGTAACGCATCTTCTAAATGAGTTCTACCTATTTTTACGACATGGTTAAATTCATTTTTTTTTATTTTGAATTGTTTTATCATAAACTCTAAATTCGGAATAAGCTTTTTATTCACCATCAAAGCAATATTAATATGCATAGCACTAATAAAAGTATCGTTTGTTGATTGCGACATGTTCACATGATTATTTGGATGAATCGGTGTTTTACTTCCTAAATTACTTTTTAGTATTTGATTACTTCTGTTTGATATTACTTCATTTAAATTCATATTGGTTTGCGTACCGCTTCCTGTTTGCCATATATGTAACGGAAATTCACCATCTAATTTACCTTTTAATATTTCATTACAAACCTTGACAATTACATGTGCGTTTTTTTTTGTCAATTTACCGAGTTTGTAATTAACAATTGCAGCACATTTTTTAAGAATAGTATACGAATAAATGAAATTTAATGGCATCAATTCAGTGCCAATACTAAAATGAATTAAAGAACGCTGAGTAGTAGCACCCCAATAATGTTTAGCTGGAACTAAAATTTTACCAAAAGAATCTTCTTCATATCTGTATTTTCTTGTCTTACTCGCTTTTATTTTACTTTTTTGAGTTGATTTTTTACTTTTTCGCATGAAATATTTTTTTTCTTGTTATAGGAAAGATAGAAAAAAAATTATATAAAAGGTATAAGAAATGAATTTAATTATAAAGCAGATACTTCATAATCGGGGTTACCAACATACTCCATTGCCATACTTGCTCCACCATCGTTTGCGTCTTTTTGAAAAACAACAGATCCATCCGATTTTTTTGTAACTTCCCATGTGGTTGCCCACTTTTTGGCCTTTTCAAATTCCTGTTTTGTTCTAATAACTTCGGGTGCACCTCCCCTAAAGGTTTTTCTCCCTTTTCTTCTAAAGGTTTTTCTCCCTTTTCTTCTAAAGGTTTTTCTCATTTTTCTACGATTGTTTTTTGTTTTTTTAATCATATTTATATTGGGCTATATAATATGCCAAGTTTTTTTTAGAATCATTCATACAAACTCAACTTCAACTTATCATAATCATTTAAATTATTTTGTCCGCAAAGTCTGCATTGATTATCTAGTTCAAGTTTCATTTTTTTTGTTATTGAACTCACACCTGGTTCGCCGTATAAAACGCATGAATAAATTATTGGCCTACCAATACCCACAAATTCTGCTCCTTTCGCATAAGATGTAAATATATCTTGACCATTACGAATACCTCCATCAAACCAAACTCCAAAATTCCTATTATTTTTTTTAACAGCATTTCTTATTTCTCTCAAAACGTCCAAAGGCGCTATACCATTATAAATAAACCTACCACCATGGTTAGAAACATAGATACCGTCAGCATTTGACTTTTGTATAGTTATTGCACCTTCTACACTTACACAACCTTTTACAACTAAAGGTATAGGACTAATATTGCCTGTAGATATATATTTACATAGTGATTTTGAAGAATGACATAATTCAGCAATGTGTTTTATAGATAAATAATAAATATCTTTATTTTTATCTACATCATTTTCTAATAGTCCATTAATATTACCCATACCTTGTCCTTGAATCTGTTTTGCATAATCAAAGGAATCAGTAAAATTATACGATTTTAATAGTTTTTTAATATTTATTTTAAAATAATTAGAAACATGTTTTAAAACACGTACATCTTTAGTACCAACACATTTTTTTTCTTTATAACATTTTATATTGAAAACTGGATCATAGAATAAATTTCCACAATAATCGCGTCCATATGTTAAATCTGATTGGGTTTCTAATAAACCTAACCCACCATGATTATTTGCACCAGTATCTACTGTCAAAATTATTACAGAAGCACCGCACTTCTTCGCCCGTTCAATTAACGAAACATTAATATCATTATCATTTGTTAAATAAATTTGAAACATAAAAAAAGGACTTGCAACTGATGTGTTTTGTTTCAAAATATTTGCAATATACTCCATATTATATTTTGAAAACATAGGAATGGTATAAATTCCACCTGCTTTTATTGTTCCCAACATAGTATTAATTTCATCCGATTTTCCTCCGTATTCTGACGCGCAACCATAAGGGGCTGTAAAAAATGGCATCTTACATTTGAAATTTGTGATTCCCAATGGTTTAGAATACAATGTAACAATTTTCTCATCTGAAATATTCTTATTATAATTTAAATAATTTGGCTTTATTTTAACATTTAAAAAAGCATCTATAGCATTGAACGTACTAGTTCCACAGCTACTTGTAATTTCATGATACCAACCATATATTCCTTTTGGTATAATATCCAATATTTTTTGTCTTAATATCATAAAATCCCAAGGAACATTTACTTCAAGGTTTTTTGAGGGTAGTTTATATAGCATTTTTTGATTGTATAAATTCAAAGAATTATTACCTGTTTTCTCGGTAAGTTCTTTATAATATTTTTTTGATATATCAATACTAAAATGCGTTTTTACTTTTTTTATTTTAGATTTTCGTGTTTTTGTGTTTCTAGTGTTTCTATATTTTACAGTTACCATATAAAATATAGAAATATTTTTAATTATTTGCATAAATATAATAAATATGTGATAAAACAAATCGTTCAATATCTTGGGGTTTTGATATATCTATATCTTCCGGCAATATATTATTCAAATCTAATAATTTGATGTCATTATCTTGAATATACTCATAAACTGGTTTCATATCAAAATTCTCGTTTTTATTTAAATCCTTAAGCAAGACTTTTACTTCACTACAACAAGTCATTAAATAATTAAAAATCAATTTACAAATTTGTATCAATTTATTATCATTCAATTTAACTGCTTTTTTATACAATACATCCATAAAATTAAAAATACTTTCAATATATTCAATTGATTTTTCAAATTCCATATATTATAATAGCGATACTTTTTTATGTCAATTTATACTTATTGTAAATTTACGAGTTCTTCTCTAAAACTTTCCATATATTTTACATAATCTGGTTTTTCTTTAAATTCTAGTTCTCTAATATTTTTATAAAAATCCAGCAATACTGATGGTATAGTAGTGTCATATAATAATTTTATTTTTATAGATTTTACATGTTTATTTTCCAGCTCAAAATTCTCTTGATAATCATCATCCATCCAATCCAATTTGCCAAGATAAAAATATATCAACATATAGGCTAGCGATTCTAAATCGTCGCGTCTGCTTTGTTCATATAAATTGTGTGTATGAATACTTGCAAAATTGAGATTTCCTACAAATTTATTTTTGTATTTTAATTCTATATGTTCATTATTGAATAAATATGGTTTGCTTATTCCAAAATCTATCAAAATTACCCTTGTAGGTTTATTCAATGTCAAAAGAAAATTTTCAGGTTTAATATCTCGGTGAATAAAACCAGTTTCGTGTATTCTCATTAAAATATTTAAAATATTATTGCCAATTTGTAATACCATCTTTAAAGGCAATTGCTTACGTTTATCTACTAAATCTTGTAATGATTTACCATATAAATCAATTACCATATAATAGTTTAAACTATCTTTACCATACCATTTTATTTTTGGTACACCATTGACATTATCAAGTATTCTATAAATATTAGATTCATGTTTTAATAGTTTTAAATCATCTATAATTGGTTCTACTTTTATTGCTACTTTTTCATTGGTTCGTATGTTAATACCTTCAAAAATAGAACCAAATGATCCACTACCTATTTGTTTTATTATTTTGTATTTATTTCCTATTGTATTTGTATCCATTATATAATTAAATTGCAATATTATTATATTATTTTATGAGTAATAATAATAATAATAATTATATAATGAGAACTAGTAAAAATCGTCAAATTATAAAACGCAAATATTCCAAAAAAAATGTAAATAAATCAATTAATTTAGGTAATTTATTTTCAAAAATATTAATTAACAACAATATTGATGTCTTTTTCGGAGTTCCAAGTGATTTAAATATGCCAATATTAGATGCTATGTTAAAAGAACCTGTTAAATTCATTGGTTGTAGAAATGAATTAAATGCGTCATACATGTGTGATGGATATTCAAGAACAAAACCATTTAGTATTTTAGTAGTAGGGTCAATGGTAGGAAGTTTATCAGCATCAAATGGATTTGCAAACTCTATTTGTGAAAAAAATCCAGTATTAATGATAAGTGGTGGAAATAATTCAAATGATGAATTAGATAGTAAATTATCGCATCATACTTTGTTTCAAAGTAATCAAGACCAATTAAAATCATATGAAATTTTTTCTGTATTATGTGGACAAGACAATACATTTCAAATTATATCGCTCAATAGAACACATATAATAAATACTATAAATAATATTTCTAGATCTTTGATAGATTTTAACTCAGCGTATCTTCAAATCCCGGCTAATTTTCAAAAAATAAATGGTATTTATGATTGTTCTCATATATTATCATTCAAAAATATAAATAATAATTTTGAACAATATAAATTTTATAATATTATTAATGAAATAATAGAAAAACATTTCAACAATGATTATAATACATTATCCAAACTAAAACCTGTTTTTTTATTCGGTTCTGCATATAATCATTATTCAAAATTTATTAATTTAACAGATGATAATTTTTATGAGTTAATGAATAAAATAGCAGCTGTCATGTTTTACACTATAGATGCCAAAGGTATTCTGGATGAAAATAATAAAAATGTATTAGGATATTATTGGGGTGGAATAACAGACCAAAATAAATTAAATTATTTTGAAAAATCAAAAGCATTAATATATATAGGTGTAGAGTTAAATGATTATAACACTTCTGGATACACATGTCTCTTTAATCCGCAATATGCGATTAATTGCAAAAATATTTCAAATACTAATTTTAGTAATGATAAAAAAAATAAAATAAAATTAAGTAAAACTTCCAAAATAATATCTAGTTGTATAAGCAAAAATTTAAATTCACACACAGATATATTTGTTGAAACTGGTTCTAGTTGGTTCTATGGTTCTGAATTGAAATTACCACCCGGTTGTAGATTTAACATATCTATTAGATATGCAAGTATTGGTTGGTGTTTTCCTGCTAGTATAGGCAATTCATTTGCAAATCCTTCTAGAAAAACAATTTGTTTGACTGGAGATGGGGCGTTCCAAATGGTACTTCAAGAATTAGCAACAGCTCAAAAATATAATATAAATTTAACATTAATTTTAATTAATAACAATGTTTACCAAATTGAAAATGTTTTAGACAAAGAAGAATACAATAATTTGCCCATTTTTGATTATCAAGAGGTTGCAAAAGGAATGGGATGTAAAAATGTAGCAACTTGCACTATTGATAATTTTAATGAAATACTAAACAAATATAATTCAATGATTGGTTTTAATATGATAATTCTTGAAATTTCTGACAATATTATTGATACTGTAATGGAAGATTGGGCAAAATTAGTATCAAAATATACAACTCACTATTAGTAAATATTTTTATACGTATAAAGATTGATTCGTTACTACATATTTGAGTGTCATAATAGGTATTTCTTTTAATTTACTCAATAGCGACATATTGCCAAATAATTCCGCGATTTTTTCCAACTCACTGCAAATATTATTGATCTTCAGTAGTGCTTTTACAAATTCACCCAAAAATATCTCCTTTTCTTTTTCTAATTTTTGTAAAAGTTGTTTACATTCTTCTGCATTTTCACAATAAAACCATTTATCTACATAATTAATCAAGTCATAATGAAATGTATATTCAATACCTGAATTAATATTCAAATTGGTTTCTTTTGTAATATAATCATTGTACATATTTTTCACTCTAAAAACGAGTTCTTTCAAAACAACGTCGTCGGTTTTAGGAACATAATTTTTATATTCATCTTTTACAACAATATTGGTGAGACAACTTAGTAACATAATAATTTGTATGGAATTTAATTTATCAAAGACATTTTCTTCAAAAAGTTTAGCAAAAACGAGACAATGTGTTTCTTTTAAATGTGTTGCTATCATACCTCGCGCAGTAAGCGTTATTTTTGTTTCATTCGTTTCATTCGTTTCATTTTGATTTTCTTTTTCCATTTGAACAAACCCGTCATCTTGCAGCAAATTAACAATTGTTTCTACATTATTGTCTATATATTTTTCTACAAAATTGTATTGGTCTTGTAAATCGTCTATTTTTTTCAATTTTTTGTTGTATCTTTCAATTTTCACTTTGTCAAATTTTAAATTAATGTACTCATCATGTATACTGTCTATTTGTCTTTCAATATCTTTTCGCTTTTTATTAACTACAGTTGCGTGACATTCTAGTAATTTTAAATACTCGTTTACTACATTAATTGGTGTTTGCATTGTTTTAAATGTTTCTTCCAATGTTTCTGCTTCAGATTGTTCTTTTGAAATAGCATAATATATTTCTTTCAACTCATTATCCAAATCTTCCTTTACCATACTTTTTCTAGCAAAATTAATGAAATTATTATCACCAATATCTATTAAATTCAAAAGCAAATTGTAAGAAATTTTAAATTTAGATTTTAATGTAGGCGGTTTTCCACTCATCATAGTTTTATAACTTGTTTTTGTTTCTACATTTCTAAATAAATTATTCAAATGAATCACATGTCCGACTGTATCTAAACCCAATCTACCAGCTCTACCAGCCGCTTGTGTGTACTCGTGTGAATACAACATGCGATTGTTTTCTCCATCAAACTTGCAAATATCAGTAAAAATAGTCGTTTTAACAGGCATATTTATACCAACACTCATTGTTTCTGTGCAAAACAAAAGTTTGATAAAGCCTTTTGCAAATAATAGTTCCACCATTTCTCTTAAAACCGGAGTCACTCCGCTGTGGTGAATTGCTATACCTTTACGCAACAAAGTAACCATATTAACGTATTCTGGAAGATTCAAATACTCTTGGTAATTTGGTAATTTTCGGATAATATGTTCGCATTCGCGATCAATAATATAAGGCGTTTTATTATCAAATTCTAACAAGTTCGTAGTGACTTCATTTGCACAAACTTCCAATTGTTTTCGTGAAAAAACATAACACAATGCTGGGAGCATTTCATTTTCAACTAGATGTTTTGTTACTTGATTTAAAACATGTTGACGTTTTAATCTTACATTGTTGTTTTCAAATATTTTCATCATTTTGTTCATCTTGGAATATTGTAGCTCATCAAATTCACCTTGGGAATTCTGTAAAACAATTGGTTTATTTATCATTGATTTGATTTCTTCTTGAATATGTTTATCATTTTTTAACAGTTTAAAAATTAGAGATGTTGTTGTAATAAACCCGTAATGCGTTAGCGGAACTGCACGATCTTTTTTTGATGCCAAATAAACAATTTTCTTGGGATTTTCAGTAAAAACACCTTTATTTTCCAACCATAATGCAAAACGCTCTGGGTTATCAAGAGTAGCTGATAACCCAATCATTTGGACTTGCTTCGGTAACAACATGATACACTGTTCCCAAACATGGCCTCTTGCCGCATCATTAATCATGTGTATTTCATCAAAAACAACACAACCTAGTTCATTTTCAATATCCATTTCAAAAGAAATACTTGATTGTGGAATATTCACAATGTTATTACTTTTAATCTGAAAAAGTTTGTTTAATAATATTTCGGTTGTCATAATAAGAACATCTGCATCAGGATTGGTTTTAATATCACCAGTTATAAGTCCTATGCTAATATGCGAATATTTATTTGTAAAGTCATAGAATTTTTGATTGCTCAATGCTTTAATAGGGGTTGTATAAATAATCTTCTTCCCCTTAGAATGAAAATAATCAATAGCAAAGTCACCAGGAAGAGTTTTACCGCTTCCTGTTGGTGCCGTAGCCAAAACATGATTACCTTCTATTATTGCTTCTATAGAATATTTTTGAAAAATATGCAAAGGATATTGATATTTTTCAAAATAAGATTGATACTTTTCTTCATTTTCTTTTGGATAATGTGTTAAACTGCATATTTTAACCATTTTTATTTTGCTTACTTAATATCATGTGTTGTCTTTAAGCTATTTATATATATATTAAATCATAATGATGTGTCAGAATGATTGCAAAGTGCGTTCTTTAAGCCCGTTTGGGGGATTTATTATATTATTAACGAAAAATTTATCCAAAAAGTATTTTGGGTTTTCAATTTTGGACATTTTTTTTGTCCATTTTTGGAAAATCCGAAAAAGTCTTGGGAAAAAACAAGTTTTGTGACTGAAATGCAATTTTAGCGTCTGGGCGCAAAAAAAATAATTTTCGTTTTGTTACGATAAATTTTTCGTATCAACATTTTCATTTTTTTCTCAATGGAAATAAATGGAACTTTTAGGAAATAAAATTCAGCAAAATTCAGCGATGAAATATTATTGCAAATCTTGTGACTATGGAACGAGTAGAAAATGTAATTATAGCACTCATTTATTTAGCACGAAGCACTGTGAAAAGGCCTCCAAGGAAACTTTTGGAAATGAAATTCAGCAAAAATTCAGCAAAAATCAGCGAATTTGCGAAAAATGTAATAAAGAATTTGAAACATCTTCTGGTTTATGGAAACATAAACAAAAATGCAATTTTACAAATGGCACATCCAATGAAAATTCCGATAAAGAAATTATTATGATGCTAATTAAAGAAAATTCTGAACTTAAAAATATGATGATTAAAGTGTTAGAAAATGGAACAAACAATAACAACAACAACAACAATAATACAATAAATTCTCATAATAAAGCATTTAATCTAAATGTATTTTTAAATGAGACCTGCAAAGATGCGATGAATATTAGCGATTTTATAGAATCTGTAAAATTACAAGTAGCAGATTTAGAACATGTTGGAAAAGTGGGTTATATTGAAGGGATATCCGACATAATTATAAAAAATCTTCAAGCATTAGAAGTAGAAAAACGTCCGGTTCATTGTACCGATCAAAAGAGAGAAGTGATGTATGTAAAAGAAGATAATATTTGGGAAAAAGAAGATGAAGCAAATAAAAAATTGCGGAAAGCAATACGAATGATCGCACACAAGAATATTTGTATGTTCAAAGCATTCAGAGAGAAATATCCTGATTGTGAAGAATATGACTCCAAAAAAAATAGTCAATATAATACAATTGTATATGAGGCAATGGGAGGCAAAGGCGATAATGATTATGAAAAAGATACTAGAATTATTAAGAAAATAGCCAAGGTAGTTGGGATTGAGAAATGTTGAAATCTATGGGATGCGTTCTTTAAGTTGTTTTGGGGATTTATTATATTATTTATCACTTTATTAACGAAAAAGTTATCCAAAAAGTATTTTGGGTTTTCAATTTTGGACATTTTTTTTGTCCATTTTTCAAAATCCCAAAAAAGTCTTGGCAAAATATAAGTTTTGTGACTGAAATGTAATTTTAACGTCTGTGTACCAAAATAATAATTTTCATTTTGTTAGCATAATTTTTTGTGTGAAAAATATTATTTTTTTCTAAATGGAAATAAATGGAAACTTTAGGAAATAATTTTGTGGCATTTTGTGGCAAAAAAAGTATGAATAATTATTATTGCGAATTATGTCACTATATATGCAGCAAAAAATATAATTGGGACAAACATATACTCACAGCAAGACATTTAAAACAAGTAGATGGAACTAATTTGGAAATAAAAAGTGGCAAAAAGTGGCAAAAAGTGGCAAATTATTTATGTGAAAAATGTAATAAAGAATTTCAAACATCATCTGGATTATGGAAACACAAACAAAAATGCAAAACACTTACAACAAATAATGATGATGTCGCTGACGATGATGATGATTATGATGATACTATTATCAATGATAAAAAACTAATTCTTATGCTAATAAACCAAAACAAAGAACTCATGGAAATTGTCAAAAATGGTACACACAATAGTATCACTAATAATAATAATATAAACTCTCATAACAAAACATTTAATTTGCAAGTATTTTTAAATGAGACGTGCAAAGATGCCATGAACATAAGTGATTTCATAGAATCGGTTAAACTACAAGTATCTGATCTTGAAAATGTGGGCAAGGTTGGTTATATTGAAGGGATTTCCAATATAATCATAAAAAATTTGCAGGCATTGGACGTAGAAAAACGTCCGGTTCATTGCACTGATCAAAAAAGAGAAGTGATGTATGTAAAAGAAGACAATGTTTGGGAGAAGCAAGATGAAGCAAATAAGAAGCTGAGAAAAGCCATTCGCATGATTGCACACAAAAATATTTGTATGTTCAAAGAATTTAGAGAGAAATATCCGGATTGTGAAGAATATGATTCCAAGAAGAATAGTCAATACAATACCATTGTTTATGAAGCCATGGGAGGCAAAGGGGATAATGATTATGAAAAAGACACAAAAATTATAAAGAAAATAGCCAAAGTAGTTGGGATTGATAAATGCTAGATGGGTATTGTAATTATTTTGTTATGATTTGAAAAATATTATACAAACTTTATATAAATGTGTTCAATAAATCACGATTTAAAGGCAATATTTATTCATCTTCCAAAATGTGGAGGTTCTTTTACAACGACTATGCTTAAGAAATATTATGATTTTGAAAATCTTCGGTTGCCTCATGAACAACATAAAAATTTTAATTATTTGTTTGAAGAACAAATAGAATTATTTAAGGAAATTAAGGTAGATGAAGAAGAATCTAAAGAAACTCCTAATGAAGAAGGTGAAGAAGATCAAGAAGAATCTAAAGAAACTCCTAATGAAGAAGGTGAAGAAGGTGAAGAAGGCGAAGAAGATCAAGAAGATGAAGAAGATAACAAAACATGCAATTGTTATAAATGTAAGGGAAAATCCTATGGAGATCCTTGGACCACTACTGAGCAAGGAATTTTACGTTATAACAGTTCTTCCAAATTATATAATTATGCAATGGATATGACAGAAGAAAAATGGAAAGAATATAGAAAATTTACTATTCTAAGAAATCCATACGATAAAATAGTTTCAGCATGGAAATTTATTAACAAGTGTTTAAAAGATAGAAAAAAAGTGGATATAAAATTTTTAGATTTTGAAGAATATTTAGATAAAAGTAAAGAAGAATTGTATAAATACTGTAAGTTTGCTTACAGTCATTCTCATATTACTCAATATCAACATTTACTAGACATAAATAATGAATTAGATATTACTTATATGGGATGTCAAGAAAATTTAAATGAAGATTTATGTAATATATTATTAAAAGTTGGTGTTGAAAAAATATTACACAGAAAAGAATTGGAGGAAAATAAAAAAATTAATTCCAATGAACATTTAGATTATATTGAGTATTACACAGACTCTATATTGGAAAAAGTGAATCAAATTTTACAAAAAGATTTTGATACATTCAAGCAATATAAGCAGGTATTTTCTGTTGAAGAAATGAAAGAAGAAAGTAAAAAATATTTGGTTTCCAATGAAGAATTTAACAAAAAAAATAGCGAATTAATAGAGCGTTTGGAAAGAGACGGATTAATTGTGGAAAAATGTGTTAAAGAAGAGTTAGTTGAAAATAATGAGGAATAAAAAAATCTTGCGAATGTAAAGAGAAAGAATATTATAAAGAAAATAGCCAAAGTAGTTGGGATTGATAAATATTAGATGGGTATTGCAAATAAGAGAAAAAATATAATATTACAATAATATATTATTATTGTAATGAAAAATTTTAAAAACAATCGTTTTACTTCAATATTATATTTTATGCTATTTTTAGTAATTGTTGTATTCATTATAATTTGGTTTTATAATTTAAATAACAACAACAACACAACCTATTTCCAAAAGTATGTAGTTAGTTCCAAACATGCGGACGTTGTATTCAATGCAAATGATTCTGTAATGCATGTTACTATTAAATACAAGGATTTGACAGGTGTCAGCGGGATTCACATACATGTAAATAATAATGGAACACCTGGACCTATTTTAGCATGGTTAGGAACAACCACTGCTTGGCAAAGGGGTGTTAAACAGAATACGCCTGGTACAAATTCTCCATGTTGTACTAGAAACAATCCAAAATGCACTCTTACCGCACCCGAAGGAACACCCTATTTATCAAAAGAATTAGAAAATACAGAAAAAACATTTGTATTTTATAAAAAATGCGGGACATCAAAATGTAAAAGCCAATGTCCGTGGTTAGAAAATGGAGTTTTACTAGATAGCCATGGATTTAATTTTCAACAAGTAATTGATGGTGTTTTAACAAAAGAAGCTCCAGGATTAGATTTAATTGAAAATACTCCATTTCAAAAAGTGAATTAAATATCCAAACTGATTGTATTACTAGCCGATTTTTGCCGTATTCCAATGAAGAATTTAAGTAAACAAAAAATACGAATAAAAATATAATAATATATATTATTATATTATGGGAGGTAAAGATTGCTCTTGTAAAAAACCAGCCCAGGATTGTTCTTGCAATAAAAAAGAAAATGTAATTATAAATTTTTCTGATTTATCAATAGCACAAGTACAAATTCTAAGAAAAAATAAGCCAGCTTGGGAAATGGTAAAATATTTTGCTGGTTTAGACCCAGCTGCTGTAAATGTAAATGTCACTCCCACTAAAATGACAGAGTCAGGAGAAGACGGATATACTGTAGAAAGTATAAGTTTCACAGGAGTTTTAACTGAAGCACAAGTAGATTCAATACCTACTATGATTCATTTAGGAAGTTCAATACCATCATTGGAGTCTATACGTTTTGATATAGAGTATAATGAAAATGGGACAAGAAAAAGATTACCAACATGGGTAACACAAATTATAGTTACAGTAATAGAAAAAATATTTGTATATGAAGTTAAGAAAGAATTAAAACTCAATAATGGTGATGGTGTTATTACTAAACCATTAATAGAATTATTAGGTAGTTCAGTATCAAGAATTGTAGACAAAATTATTAGTATTATAGGATCAGCTTCAAATGTGGACGCTACATACGGAGTTGTAAAATCTTATACTGGTGTTACAATGAGTGCGGTTCATCCAACAATCTTTCCATGTCAAGCGGATTCTACTTGTCTTGTTGGTTTTAAGTGTGTTAATGGAAGATGTGTTAAAAGTTGACACTAAATATCCAAACTGATTGTATTACTAGCCGATTTTTGCCGTATTCCAATGAAGAATTTAAGTAAACAAAAAATACGAATAAAAATATAATAATATATATTATTATATTATGGGAGGTAAAGATTGCTCTTGTAAAAAACCAGCCCAGGATTGCTCTTGTAAAAAACCAGCCCAGGATTGCTCTTGTAAAAAACCAGCCCAGGATTGTTCCTGTAAAAAACCAGCCCAGGATTGTTCTTCTAATATACAAGGTTATATTTATAGTAGTACATCTTGCATATTAAGTGTTGATCATATACAAGTACTAAAAAAAAACAAGCATGCTCAAGCGGTTTTAGATTACTTATCTAATAATAACAAGTTTCCTCTTGTTAAGTTTGATTTGATAAAAAATGTCATTACAGAAGTTTCATGTAAAGCTTATTTAAGTGAAACAGAAATGGATAATCTTCTTTATCTAATTGATACAACTAGTGATAGGCCGTGTTTTCCATATTTAAGTTTTGATATAGTTTATGGTGAAAAGAAAAGAAAGCTTTCAAAAAATATATCCGATATTATTACACGTATAGTACAAAATAAACTTAGAATAAAATTGGGAAAACTTGTCAAGGATACAGATGAAAAAATAATTACTATAACATTGAAAGATTTACTTGGTGGATCAATATCAAAGATTACAGATGATATAACTAGAGCAATTTTTAGTTATAATACTGTGGATACATTTTCAATGGATGGTGTACATTCTGGTACATATGGAAAACATAAGAAATACAATAACGTGAGTATGACAGCGTCAAATACACAATACTCATGTGGAATTGAATGTACATGCAAAACTATTAATGGTGGTAGTATTATAGGAATTACTGGCGGCATCACTCATTCAAAATGTATCATTGTTGATGTGTCTTGTAATCCTTTTGACAGGTGCAATGAAACATAGTGAATTAAATATCCAAACTCATTGTATTGCTAGCCGATTTTTGGCGTCTTCTACTGCGTTTTGGCATATTGATATCACTCTGTCCTTGTAATTCTTTCAAATCTTCAATACTAATTGTACTATTTCCATTAGTATTCATAGGCGATTGTCCTGCGCTCTCTTGTACTTGCACAGGTTCCTGAATATTGATTGTTTTTGTTTTCAATCCAGATAATATATCAGTAATATCACTTGGTCCTCTCATCTCTGGCCTAGGTTGTCTTCTAGATTTTTCTTGGAAATCAGGTGGTCCAGATGTACTAACACCACCCCGTTGAAAACTTTCTCTCATATTAATGCCATCATCTACAAAATTACTGCGCCCTAAATTCAAATCAGGTCTGTTTGCAAAATTATTATTGCCGGGTCTTCCTACTGGAGGTGGAACCGCATTGGGTCCTTGTGTCGCCATTGGTGGCGGTGGTCCATTTCCACCTCCCATTTGCATCTCAGGATTCATAATTCCAGTCATGAAACCAGAAAAATTTGGACTTGTTTGTGCCATGGAATTTACTGCCGCATTTTGAAATTGACGCATTAAATCAGGGTTTTGACGTAAAATATCATCCATACCGGGCATAGCACTCTTGAACATGGTATTTGTCAAGTGAACCATCATAGCACTACCACCCAATTGAAATAATAATTTTAATTCAGGTGCCATGGATGCACGTGATTTGTATTTTTCATACAATTCAGCAAATATTTCATCATAATCATTAATATTTTCATTCACTTGCTCACTCCAACCATCTAACTTGATATCAAAAGGATCAAACCGGTTGTTTAAAAATTCAATGCCATTAATAGCAGCCATTAACATATTTCCTTGAAATTTCACGGAATTTTGTTTGCTTTTCTCTTCCATAATAGTTTCATATTCACCCATCATTTCTGCTAAAGAAGATTCCATATTGTATTTTTTTGACAGTTCAACTCCCTTCTTTTCTAATGCTTCCAACTTTCTTAAATACTTGAATTTTTCTCGCAATAGTTCTTCTTTTGATAACTGAGGCCCAGAAGAAGACGATACATTTTTATCAGGGTTTAAGGGAACATTATTGAATTTACCATAACCGTCCCATGTTTTGCTGTCATCCAAATTCTCCCCTCCAGAAGCAGCCAACCCAATACTAGGCTCGTCGTTGAACCTAACACTACCGCCTGAAAAATTATTTGAATCATCCATCCCATCCATGCCAATGTTGTTACCATAATTAGAAGTAAATATGTCCGATTTTGATTTGAAACTTTGACTTGGTAAATCTCCAGATAATTCGTTCAATTCATTTTCCAAATTATTTAAATCTTCTAAATCTATATCACTGGTAGGTCTGTTACCTTCCTTTATTTTATCGTTCATTAAAAATTCTAAACCACCGCCAAAATTGGTTGATTTTGTTTGTTTAAAACTGTCGTTGTTCAAATCAAAGTCCGAAATTTCAATTATGTCGTTCATTATTGTTTTAATAAGAACATTTAATTTTAAGTAATACGAATTGAATATATATTATTTTTTATTTTACTTATACAATTTTTAATATGTAAAATAAAAAAAAATGAAATAAGTAATTCAATAATTCAATAATTAACTTAACAAAATGAATACTGCTAACGTTGTTTCTAAAAAACCACATTGGTTTACCAATTACAGAGAAAATTTGATTAAAAATATGGAAATAGAAGAAAAAAGAAAAAAAGAAAATATTAAAAAAGAGAAAAATGAAACTAGAAGAGAGAAGTATGCATTAAACATATTGAATAAACTTCCAGAAGATTTATTGCCCATGTGTTTGGAATTTTTAGACGAAAATTTCAAAAAGAAAATTTATTTAACAAAGATTACTAATTTATTCAAAAAATATGTAGGAAATTTGGATATTCTAAATTCACATAAATATGAAAAATATCCTATTTATCTTTTAATGGAAAAAATACCACAACAAGAGTTGATTCGGTTTATTAAATCTGGTACACCATCAAAATATTACACTAAAATTTATAATAATTCTTTGTTTTATGATGACATAGATAACAAATCTCTATTCAAAACACTTGTTGAACGATATAAAGGATATAATAATTTATCAAGTCATGTATGTGCATGGGAAATAACAAAAATAGTTGCCTTTCTGTTTGATATACTTATTGTAGAACGTGAAGATTTATACAATAATGATTTTAAAGAATACAAAGAATATGATTTACATTTCAAGAAATATGAGCGTTATGCTGTTCGTATGATAAATAGTATTGTCTACCTACACGAAAAATATAAAAATAAAACATTTATACCAGTGAAGATTTGAATCCGCAGCCCTACAGGGTGCTCAATTCAAATCTGTAACTGGTAACTTAGTTGAATAATAAAAATAAAACCTATAAATTATGCTTATTAATAAACCATAAACCTTGTAAAAAAGAATCGGACAAATCGTCCTTTTTTTTATGTGTATTAAAATAGCTCAATTGATTATCAAAACGATGGTCGGTGGTTAATATTTCTAAACATTTTGTTATGCCTGTTTTTTTCCGTGATTTATAATCACTGTTTTGTTTTTGTTCTATTTTATCGTCGTGTGTATGCGTTTCTGTCTGAGTTTGAACCTGTTTTAATTTGTTCACGGAAGAAACAAATTCAATATGTTCTGTATTGTTGTTCATGATAAAATATTGCGCAATCATCCCCTGGATTGTCTTCATACGATTAGCGATTGGACTGATTTGATTTTCAATCAAAACATAATCTATTTTATCTTCTATCGGAAAAATTTTATTGAATTTGAGTTTAATATTTTTACCTATTGTTATTAAATCAATTTGCGACGAATTTGTAGCAGTAATTTCTTTAAAACATTTGTTTGCTACATATTCATTTATTTTAAACAAGAGATCGTTTTTTTTAATAGGTTTCTCATAATGAATATTATATTGATCCGCAATATCAATAAGTTTTTGTATTTTTTGTTTATTGATAAAACTGGTTTTCAATTCAGATGTCGGTATTTGATAATTTTGTTTTTTTGAATGCTTTAAACAGAAATAGGTATTGTTCAGCGTGTATTTTGCGGGTTTATTGCATATATTATTTTTTTCAATACACTTACACTTTTGTATTTCGTCTTCTTGTGATAAATTGATAATATCCCATTTAACAATGCTAAAATGACTAGAATCGTGTGATTTTTCAAAAAGACAAAATGCTAAATTTTTAATACCAACATCTATAGAGAGAATACGGTTACACATACATAAAGAAGCAGAAATTCTTTATGTAATTATTTGATTATTGTTTTCGTTGTTTAGGATAACCAGCTGGATTGATAACGGGTGCAACTAATCGTGAATTTAATTGTTCCCTAGAAAGATAAGGATTTTTTAAATCACTATTAGGATAACCATATCCTGGACTACTTGTATCATAGATATTTCTAAAAGTATAAGGTACATTACTTGAAGGTGTTGTATTTGTTTGAACATGAGGATCTAATCCTAAATCATAACATGCTTCCATAGAGTTGTATTTCATTATATGCAACCCGTTATGTTGTAAATATTGACGATAACTCCAATTAGAATGAATATTTTCTTGTTTTTGTATACGTGAATTGATCACTGCATCTGGTTGCCATGATGCATAATTACGGCCATCTGCCATAATTGGAGGGAAATTGAAATGAATATTATTTGAACCAGAATAACAAACTGCCCAGGACATTTAATCTTATAATATAATTATATTATTATAATTTATTTTGTATTAAGTAAATTTAATAATTCGTGTTTTTTCAATTTGGATGAATCTGTTACTAGACCTTTTTCTAAAACAATTTCTTTCAGTTTATTCAATGATAATTTCTTATAATCCACGACATGGATATTTTTTTCTTCTTCTAAATTTGAAATGTTGATTGATTTTATACTAGTCTCCTTATTATTGACAACAGTTGTTTTTTCACTGTCATTGTCAGAAAATTCATTAAAATCAATGTCTTCTAGTTCATCTTCGCAATCTTCGCCATCTTCGCCATCTTCACCATCTTCACCATCTTCATCGTCTTCACCATCTTCGCCATTTTCTAAATTATTATTTAGAATATCTAAATTTAAAATTCTTATATTGTCATCTATAGTTATATTTTTATCAATATCTTCGTCATCGTCGTCGTCTTCGTCATCTTCGTCATCATCGTCTTCGTCATCATCATCTTCGTCATCATCATCTTCGTCATCTTCGTCATCATCTTCATCATCGTCTGATACAGGAATTAAAGTTTCTTCTAAAATACTAGAATCTTGATTAAAATTTGGGATAATTGTTTCAAATGGACTACTTGAATGCTGATAAACACTCATATTTGTACGATTTAGATGAAATTTTATGAGATTTGTTTCTTCTGCTAAAGAAGATACAAGGCTCAACATGGATGAAATTTTATGATTTTGTTCTCTCATTTTACTTTCAAAATATATTATCAGCAAACCAATAATCAGTAAGACTATACTAAGAAATATTAATAATGTAGGATTGAAAATATCAGATAAAAATGACATTATTAAAAAGTGTATATATAAATAATTTATTTTAATAACGAATAACGAAATAATAAATAACTAATTTTCTAAAAATATTGAATGAAACCCTAGATTTAATTTATTATCTATTTCAATATCAATAATTTTATAATTATTCAAATCAATAAGACTAAGTAAATTTTTTTTGATTTTCTTATTTTCATCCATTTCAACATTAAAAAAAATTAAATAAGGCTTGTTTTTTACATATATGACATTATGTTCCCCACATATATTTTTATTTTCAAAAAACAATTTTTTATGAATTTTCAATCCTTTTGTAATAACAAAACCATTTATTCTTCTATTTTCAAAATTTCTTGAAATTACTTTATCGCAAAAGGATATTGGAAAATCCAAATTATATTCTTCCAATTCGCTGTTTTTATGAATTGTTATTTCCTTTGTTTTTTTATTTATTTCAATCATTCTGTAGGAAGCTTTAATATTCGTGTTTGTAAAATTCAACTCGTTATATTGAGATATGTATATTTCTATTGTATTCTCTTTATTCGTTACATAAGCGTAGTGAAATGTGTAAAATCCACTCGGATAAGAATATGATTCGTAAACTTTATTTTTTTTATCGTATACATAAATGAATGTTTTTTTGTTTTTATTCAAAAAAACTGGCATGGTATTTTTCATATTTTTTTTAAAATCTATAAAAAGCGGTGAATCAATTAAAATTAAAAAATCATCATTGGAAAAAAAATCATGAATAATAGGTAAATAATTAAATTTAAATTTGAAATTATCAATTAATGTAAAATTTTTATCTAGTAAAGCATAAGTAACGATTTTATTGAAAATTTTATAATCAATTGTTTCTATATTACCTAAATTTGTAATTTTTGAATGTCCCGAAAAATGAGACAATGAGTTTATATGCACTTTTTTAACCGTTTTTATATCATGTCTTTTGAGATCAATATTCAATAAATACGGATGATCGCGTTCAAATAAAGCATAATTATGAAATACCTTGTTTCCATGTTTAACATTTAAAATGGCAGTATTTGCCATACCTAAAACATTTGGAAATAATTTTAACTTATTCAAAATTGAGAAAATAAGTATTGCAAAATTATTTTTTGGTATTTTTCCGTATTTTTCTTCGTGTAATATTTTTTCAGTCTTAATTAAATGTTTTACATAAGTTAAATTTCCGTTTTCAAAAAATACACCTTGAAGAACACCATCACCCATAAATAAATTATACAAGGAATTGATATCATTTTCCATATTTACGTTAGGCCCGATTAACCCATAAAACCCATTGATTTGTTTTATAATATTTTGTTCTTTAAATCGTAAATTTAAATTTATTTTTTCATATACATTTTGATTCAACTTCATAGAGAGAACAAAAGAGTGTATATTTTTTATTGTCAATATTGTGAATATTTTTAAGAAAAATAAAAATATTTGCATTTTATTTTATGTATTGATATTATTTTATATTTTTTATTTATGAATTGTTAAAATGTAAATTGCCATAAATAATCCTACAAATGCTTTTGCAATACAATCTAATATATTTGTTATTAGATTTTTATAATAAATAGATAAATCATAAATTA